TTTTTTATGGCGAAATTAATCTTGGATTCTCTGTTTTTTTAAGATTTTTGCTAACAAATTGTTTTGATGGTTTATAAGACATTATATTTGTCATATCTCTTAAATATATCTCTACATATTGTTTTTGTAAGACATTAATTTCTCTTTTTTGATCATTTAAGTTGATTTCATGTTGAAGATAGGTTATCGCTTCAACTTTAGACTCTGTTTTGGAAACACCACGATCAATAAAGGTAATTGAATGACCTTCTTCTACTATAATTCCTTTTGGTTGAATTAATTTTTGAGAAGAGTCAACTATTTTTAAAGTTTCATAATGATGCACATATGATAATTCTGCTGTTGTGTATTTGTTTGTAAGATAGTTCTGTAGGTCATTTTGAGACATTGGCCATTCATCTCTAACGTTAATAACGTTATTTGTTGTGAGAACGACCCAATCTAAGTTAGAATCCCCATATACTTTACTTGCTACGTTATCTGGTCGATCATCACCTTCAATTAAGTATTGGTTAAATTGAAAATATGAGTTTACAACATCTTCACGCAATACAGCTCGTTTGAAGATGTTTTTAACTTGATCATAGTCATACGCAGATGTGCGATTATTCGCAAGTGACGGATAATCTAAGTTTGGTAATTGTCTGAAGTAAGTGTTTTTAGGACTTCTTCCCGAAGATGAATATGCCATTAGTAACCAACTTCCCCTCCATACTCATGATCTACTCTATATAGAGGTCTTAATTCACTAAATTGTAAACTCATAACCACCGCTACAGGATGCGAATCTTGATATGCAGACCAAAATCCATCAGGAGCGTAGTCAACTGTGATTGTTCTTAGTGCCATTTCATTAAATTTATTTACCGTTTCTAGATTTCTCTTTCCAGCTTTATATTCAAGTTGAAATACATTTGGAGTTCCTAACAATGCAGGGCCATCTGAATAAACTGGTGCAGCACCTACTTTGAAAAATTTAATTATTTTTCTAATTTCTCTCGCTTCATCTTCACTTCTTGCGATCATTAAAAATTTAAATCCAAAATCTCTTAACACAGGCCCTTGAAATAAAAGTTCTGCGTTTGGATTCAAAATTTTCCCGCTTGTTCTTGCTAAAACTTCATCTGCCGTTAAGTTAACTCCAGCAAATTTTGAAAGTTCTTGAGCTCCAATTCCTAAACCAGCTTGTCCTACACCTGGCAAATTGTTTATGCCAGAATTGGGATTTGTAAAAATATTTTGTCTAAGAGAGTCTCCTTGTGCAATATTCTCGTTGTCTTGATCTATATCCTTAAAAAGACCAGTCTGAAGTTCACTAAATTTAGGATCTACATTTGTCCCCATCGCAGCGTCAATTATACCACCCGCCATTGACGCAAAACCTAAACCAAATACACTTAAATCACTCTTTCCCCACTCTGCACCATTTGAATCACTTACTTTAGGCATTGGTAGAAGCACAGTACCACCATATTTTCCATATGGTTTTTCCTTATTATATACACTGTCAGCTGGACTTGTTTGATTTCCAGAGGAATCGTACGCAGCTGGTCTACTCGCTTGAACATTCCTTACACTAGGGGAAGCGCCGCCTTCTTGTGTGCCAGGCCTTTCATATTCAAACTGTTGTATTTTTAAATGATCTTGATTATCATCAATGTCAAATGGGTATCTGAAAGTATCTGGTATTTTCGGTGATGCATTTTGAGGATTTGATTGTGATTCTACCACTGCACCACCAGTATCATCAGCGGTTTCATTTAAATCTTCTTTTCTGTTTTTATATTCTGATTTTAATCTTGTATAATTTTGAATTAGTTGCTCTTTATCTTGTAAAACAGTTTCAGTGACATTTCCAGTTTGTCCAGTTGTATTAATGCTTATCGTATCTAATGCATCGTCAGTTTTTGATATAGCTGTAAAAAGATCACTTTCTGGATTTACTGGTTGATAAAGATTATTGCCTGTATTTAACACACCTATTGATGATATTGCACCATCAGTGACAGTAACCGTATATGTACCCTCATATTCTGCTGATGGTTGTTCATCTAGTTGAAATGGTTTGCTTTTTGTCTCTGACATTAGTTTTTATTGTAAATGCGACTTCTTGGAACACTGATTCCTCTCATATCAACAAATTTTTCAGTCGGTAATTGTGCTACATCTGTCCATTCTGATTCTGGAATACGATATGGTTGACCTCTTACACCAGCATAAAGGTATTTATGCAAAGTTCGAGGAGGAACTGCAACAGCACCTTGAGCAGAGTTATTTAGTAAGCTCATTGCGAGTTCTTCTCTTTGATTCAGACGTAAGTAATGCAAATTGCAACCTAAAAATCCACCTGTTCTCATTTCAATGACATATGACAAAGGATACATGTCATAATATGGTTGTTTTGTCTGTGCTTGATAGGTAAAAAAATATAATTGGCCAGGAGCAAATCCACCTGTATCTGCAGCGTCATCATCAAAGTTTGTGGATCCTAGTTCCTGTATTAATTGTTGACGAAAGAAATCCTCGTTAACTTGTCCACTAACTTTATTCAATATGTTTTGAAGAATACTCATCGGATTCCTAATTCTTTTTCAGTCATAATCTTGAACTCTAATTTACGATCTGCACAAAACTCTCTCGCTGCTTTCCATTTTGCTTGATTTTTGGCATATGTAACTGATTCATTTATGAGAGTTTTTCTCGATTTACCTTTTGTCGCCTTTGGTTCGAGTGTTTCTCTCATTGGTTTTACTTCAATCACTGATCTACGGATATTACCATCTTTATCTTTATATTTAATGAAAAAATCAGGAAAATATCTACGAACACGATTAGTGGTTGGATCATGATAGGGTATAAAAAACTCTTCTGACGCCCATTCAAGGATATTTTCATTTAAATCACAATAGTTCATGAATTTTCTTTCCCATAAAGACCTATAAATAATATTACGTTGATCGCCTTTATATTTCTTAGGATAAGAAGGTTTATATATTCCTTTATAACTCATACATAGTATTATAACCCTAGTTTATTTATCGTGTCATTTCCAAAAGAGTCAGAATTAAAACCAAAGAATATGCTAGATGTTCGGGATCCTGTATCTCGTGTATCTCTTGATACTTTTTATCAAGTTTCATTTAGTTTTGGTAATGAAGATAAATGGTTTAAACAAAGTGTAAATTCTGGTAGTAAAAGAGCTGCTGGATTTGGGTTTAAACAAAAAATGTCTTTATTATGCACTCAAGCTGAAATTCCAGGCACTTCATATCTAACAACTCAAGCTGTTGGACATCATCAAGGTATTCAAGAGGTTTTTCCAACTTTAAGGCAGTTTCCACCTTTAAATTTAACTTTTTATGTTGATGCTGATCATCTTATTTTAGAAATTTTAGAAAGTTGGATGACATACATAAATCCTGTGTCAGATAGGAAAAGATTAGACGCTTATGGTAGATTGAATTATCCAGAAAATTATAAAGAGAGACTTCATGTTTCTAAATTTGAAAGAGATACTTTTTTAGAAGGTAAGAATTCTGATGGTAGTCCAAAAGCAACCACGAAAGTTTCACATTATGAGTTTATAAACGCTTGGCCACAAAATCTTCAATCAATGAGAATATCTTATGGACAATCATCTATTTTAAGGTGTACAGTGCAATTAGCATATGATAGATTTTTCACTGAATTCAATAAAACCAATGAAGTACAACAAGCTATTGCCAATTCTGATATACTTAATAGGAGTATCGAAAGAAGAACTTTAGTAGATGATATTACTCTTGGAGGAACAGTTCCTTACCAATCAACAGGTTTTGCGTAGAGACAATCATCGAATAACCTCATAAATAAAACACTGAATTAAAACATCATGCCATTACCCACCGTTGCAACTCCAACGTATGAGTTGAAATTACCGTCATCGAATAAAAAAATTAAATACAGACCATTTTTGGTTAAAGAAGAAAAAGTTTTAATTATCGCATTGGAATCAAAGAGTCAATTTGAGATTACAAATGCAGTAAAAGATGTTTTGAAACAATGTATTTTAACTAAAGGTATAGATGTAGATGAACTTCCTACTTTTGATATTGAATACATCTTTTTGAATATTCGTGCTAAGTCAATTGGTGAAGCGATTAAAGTAAGAGTTACATGTCCTGATGATGGCGAAACAGAGATTCCTGTTACAGTATATGTGGATGAAATAAAAGTTGTTAAATCAAAAGATCATAAAACTGATATTGTTCTTGATGATAAAATGACTCTTCGTATGAAGTATCCATCTATCAATCAATTTATTGAAACTAATTTTGATGTCAATGAAGATCCAAAGGAAAATGTAAATAAAACTTTTAAAATTATATCAGAGTGTATTGATACGATCTATACACAAGAGGATGCTTGGGATGCTAAGGATTACACCTCAAAAGAAAGAGTTGAATTTATAGAACAATTAAATTCAAAACAATATAAAGAGGTTGAAAAATTTTTCGCAACCATGCCTAAATTATCTCATAAGATTGAGGTGACAAATCCAAACACAAAGAAAAAAAGTAGTATCGTTTTGGAGGGTCTTGCTGATTTTTTCGGCTAAGTATTGCACGAGAAGATCTTGAATCGTATTATCGAATCAATTTTGCTCTGATGCAATACCATAAATATAGCTTGACAGAACTTGAAAATATGATGCCTTGGGAGAGAGATATTTACTTAGCTCTTCTTAAAGATTATATTGAAAGTGAAAATCTGAAGAGACAACAACAAGAAGGCGTTCAGAAGTATGGATGAGGAACAACCAAAAAAGAAAATCACTCTGAATAATTTCTTTGAACAGATTGTTGAGATTGACAAGGTAGCTAATATGGCCTTATCAAATTCAAACATGGTGCAATCTCAGTTAAATGCGGTTCAAATGGATTTGAAAAGATTAATTGAATCTCTACAGATAAATTTTGACTCTGGAGTTCAAAATGTTCAAAATCAGATTAATGAAGTCACAAATGTAATTGTACAAGAACAAGAGATAAAAAAATCAGAAACAGACGCTTTAGAGGAACAAATATTTGTACAGGAAGATCAATTACAAAAACAAGTAAAAGGTAAGAAAGCAACTTCATCAGATGACAACTTAATACAAAAAGCAATGTCATCTGTAAAAAATAAAGCAAAATCAAATCTATTAGCTGCTGGACTTTTTGGTGGATCCTTTCTTTTAGCAGGACTTAAGCCACCAAAATCAGAGAGTGATTATGAAAAAAATAGAAGGAATAATAGGAGGAATAGGAAAAATGATAATGATAATGAATCAGATTTATACACTGAAGATGAGTCACAAAGTTTAGGTTTTTTAAGTGGTTTCACTGAAGAAAATGTAGGGGACAATGCTTTTGGTTTTGGCACTGATCTAGGTATAGACGATGCTTTTGGTTTTGGTAGTTTTAATACTGATTCTTTTGTGGGTGGGGATGGAAATTTATTTAATTTTCCTCTAACAGAAACAATAATAGAAACTTCAAACGATACTTATAAAGCTGTGGAAGGTTCTGGAAAAGAACAGTTACTAACAATACTTGAAGCAAAGGAATTAGAAATAGAAGAAAAGATAGACGATTTAGATGAAGATAAGGTTTTTAGAGGCATAGAGTATGATGAAACTGAATATAAAAATCTTGAAAACCAACTTCAAACAATACAAGAAGCCACAGAAAATTTGAAGTTTAATAAAACCGAAAATTATGACGGAGGAAATGATTACTTAAAAAAATTCTTAGAAGAAAATAAAGATATAAAATTTAATCCACAAGAAGGTATAATAAAAGGTGAATCGACTTCAAATAGAATTATTACAGGTGGATTTCCTGACGAGAATGATTCAAAAGAGGGCAAAATCAATGTAGGAGATTATGGTTTTGGTTTTGATGGTTTTAATACTGATATTTACAAATTTACTGATGATAACACATCTAATAATGTCATAGATGGAGGAACTACAATCATAGAGGGAAATAATGAAGTTGTGAATGAAGATATTGGTGGTGGTCAAGGAAGAGGTGAAGTAGCGACTGATGTTTCAATCGTTAAATCATCAAATTCACCAGTCACTGCGGTAGCGATTGCTGAGGGCAATTCATTAAATCACTTGACAATATAAAATTATGAAAGTATCAACTCAAAAATTTTTACAGTCTTCGGGTTCTAGAAATCTAGATTTACTGAATAATATTAAATTAAAAGCTGCTAATTTAAGTCAAACTAAAATGAAGTTGATGCAGAAGTCTAAAGCTATATCAGCACAAAGCATTCAACTCATGTCTGGAAATCAAGAGGCGTTAAATAATGCTAGATCATTTTATCAAAAAGGTTACATTGAGGGCTATCAGAAAGCTTTTATGGAAGGAGTGAAATACGCATCAGAAGAGTTTCAACCACAACAAAATCTTTTAAGTTCCTTAATTAGTAACATGAAAAAAAGAGGAGATGGTGGAACCTTAAATCAAGGACAAATTTCTGTTGTGGGTGAGAAAGGCCCAGAATTAATGATGGCAAAACAGGATGTTAACATAGTTCCAAACAAAGATGTAAAATATGTTCCGCCTTCAACGAGTACAAAACAAGTTCAAACTGTTGTTCGTACAATTATTCAAAAACAAGGTAAAAAAATAGTAAATAGAACTCGAAGAATGTAATGGCTAAAAACTTTTCTTTAAATCAATGTGCTTTACTCCCAGCTGAGGTAGATCCTGTCTTAGAGGCTGAGTTTCCTATGGTGGCTGGTGTCCAATCGATTGATTATTATGAAAGTATTTTAAGTCCATCAATTAGTGTACAAGTCAAAATTCTAGACGTTGATGGAAATTTATCAGCAAAAGGAGTTTATGGTGGTGAAAAACTTGCAATTAAAATAGTAGCTGGTAAAGATTCAGAACTTGAGGATTTTGTCATAACACCAGAGGATCATGAGTTGATATTAAATTCAATAAAAGATATAACCTCTGGAGTAAAACAACAAACAGCCACTCTACAATTTGTATCAAAAGATTTAATTAAAAACGAAACCGCTAAAATCAATAAAAGATATGTAGGCAATATAACTGATTCTGTAAAAGATATCTTAACAAAAGATCCAAAAGGAATTAAAACCACAAAATCAATAGATGATGTAGATCGAGCTTCTAACAACTACGCATTTGTAGGAAATAAACATAATGCATTTGATATAATTCAAAGACTACAACCAAAGGCTGGTGGCGCTGGATATGATGATAAGAAAAAATCTGATTATGGATTTTTATTTTTTGAAACGTTTGATGGTTATCATTTCAGATCTTTTAGATCTTTATTTGAACCAGAACCAGAGACTGAATATGTTAAATCTGAAATAAGTGGAACTGGTGATTTTGTGATTGATAATTATAATTTCAGCAGTGGAAATGATGTTGTTCTTAACTTAAAGTCTGGATTATATAACAACGAAACTACTTTCATAGAGCTTGACAAAACCAAGATAACTAAGGTAAAATTTAATATGGATGAAACTGAGGATCTTACTTTAAAACCACCAAAAGTCCCAGTTAATATTGAGGGTAAACCATCTCGAATAATGTTTAGAGTTGCAGATACTGGTGTTCATCAACATTATGAGGAGAATTCTTCTAAATTGAAAGATGTGCAACCCTTTACCGATCTTGCCGTTTATCAAAATAAATCTTACGCTAGATTTTCTTTATTAAATAGCCAATCATTAAATATTACAGTTGGAATGAATCCATCTTTAAGAGCTGGACAAACAATTAGAGTTAAGTTTCCAACTATAGATTATAAATCTGATTTTGGTGATGATGACTCTAAGGATATCAGTGGAAAGTATCTAATATCTCACTTGAGACATGAGTTTGAAGGTGGTAAGTTTAGAACTCATCTACGTCTTATTAGAGATTTATTCACCCCAGAAAACGCTTAAATAAAAGAAACAGGAGAATCAAATGAAATCAATCGAAGATCACATTGAATATGATAAGAAAATTGCTGAGGATCCACAAGCAAATCCAGCAGCACGCAGACATGCAAAAGAAGAGTTGCATGAATTAGAAGTGTATGCAGAACATCATAAAGAAGAAATTGAAGCAGGCGATCATCATGATCCTAACGCACTTGAATTATTTTGTGATATGCACCCTGATGAACCAGAGTGTTTGGTATATGACGATTAATTAAATGACGCAGAATTTTTTTGGTAGAGATCCTATGGTCTGGTGGATTGGTAAAGTTACCAGTCCGAAGGATGGAAAGTGGGAACATACCTTAGAAAAAAATCACATGGAGAATGGCGAAGAGATATATTCTCATCGATGTAGAGTGCGTATTCTTGGATATCATGACAGTGATGATTTGAAAGATGAGGAACTACCTCTTGCACATATTCTTTTACCGTCAAACACTACAACTGTGGGTGGTCGATCACAAACAGTACAGTATCAGGGTGGGGAAATTGTAATTGGTTTCTTTTTTGATGGTGAAGAGGCACAACAACCAGCTATATTTGCAACTGTAGAACGACAAGATTTCCAAGAGGTAGAAGAAAACTATGTGCCTAATGGTGAGTTTAATAATTCTTTAGCAACAGAGATAAAAGACGGAGTTGGAAAAAATAATTATAATGAAGGAAAAAAAAATATAACTCATTCTTACACAGGAACAAGTGCTGGTAATAAACAAGTTAATGAAAATACTAACAACGAAACTGATGATGAAATATTTTGTGAAACTAATGAAATTGCCAAAATGACCACAGAGTTGAAGAAATTCACTCAAAAATTACAATTACTACAACAATTAAATGATTCGTCTACATATTTAGATCCAGGCTACGGTGGTTTTGTTGATATACGGAAGGAGATAAAACTTACATCTTCTAAAATTCATAATTCGATGACTGGTTTAGTTCGTCGTGGTAGAACTTGGTTGATACAGGAAAGTGTTGGTAAATTTAGTGAAAATTTATCTAAAAAAGTTGATAGACATACTAAACTTAAAGTTACAAATGCAACATCAAGATTAAACAAACTAATTTATTGTAATATTGAAAAAATTGCAGATGGTCTACTTGATTATATCGAAGGTAGTTTAGAAAATATGGTTGGAAGTATTTTAGATGTTCCTATTTGTGCGATTGAGAATTTTTTAGGTGATATGTTTGGACAAGTTTTAAATGTGTTGGACAATGATCTTGGTGGTTTATTCGATCAATTAAATAATTTACAGGGTGGTGGCATAGGACAACCTAGTGATGTATTTACAAAGGGAATTCAAATTGCAAACCTTATCACAAATGTTTTGGAGTGTGATGGAGTAGTTTGCCCTGTAGAACCAACTTCTTTCTCAAATAAGTATGGAGTTCAGAAAAAAAATCAGGATAACATGAGTGGAATTATCGAAAAGGCCTCATTGAACAAATTAATCAATCCTTTCTTAGAAGATATTGATAATGCGATTGATGCTGAGCCATCTAAACCAGATTGTAATACGAACGTTCTTCGTTGTGGGCCACCTAAAGTTGACTTTATTGGTGGTGGAGGTCGAGGAGTAACTGGTAGTGCGATTGTGAATGCTATCGGAAGAATTATTGGTGTCTCATTGGGTGGTGTTGGATCGGGATATACATCCCCACCTTTATTAACGTTTGTTGATAGTTGTGGAAATGGATCCGCTGCTGGTGGTTATCCTAGAATCAAAGATGGTAAAGTTGTTGATGTTGTGATTACAGAACCAGGCTCAGGTTTCTTACCAAATACAACAGAGACCACTAGAGATGAAAACGGTGATTTAGTTGTGAAGGAAGTGATTCCAGATCCAAATGGAAACTATGATGGAGAAATATCATATGTAACTCAACTTGACGATGTAGTTGTACAAAATGCTGGTGTGGGTTATAATGATGATGATACAGTAACTGTAGATGGCGCAGAAGTAGAACTAGTCATACAAAACGGTCATGTGATAGGTGCAAATGTCGTGAACAGTGGATTTGGATTTACTGATCTTCCTAAGTTGCAGATAAATACCAACAACGGAGTAGGTGCAAAATTGTTACCTGTTCTTAAATTTACTAAGGTCGATGATGCTGAGAGTAATGTTGAGATAACTCAAGACGCTGTTGTTACTGTAATTAGTTGTATTCAAAAATAAATGTCAGATTCAAATTTAAAAGCACCGCCTGATGGGAAAAATGTCGAGTCTCGTGATTTTCTGAGATATTCGATTCGTAGTGGTCAACAAACACCAAATGGAGTAACTAACTTTTCGGTTGAAACTCAAGAGGGTCAAGCATTTAGTTTTCATCAATCAACAGGTCAAGGCGCATCACCAACAGGGCCTGGAGGTGGAAGAGCGATTTTATCCACGCCAGGAATGTATGAAGAGGATCTTGGAGATGGTTTAGAGTTTAGAGAATCTCCAATTAGTTACTCTCTACCAGCAAAACAAATAAATTGTAAAAAAGGTGATATAGTTCTCAATGCTCAAAATGGAGACATTATTTTAAGAGGACAAAATATTAAATTTAACGCAGTTGGTGGTAAACAAGATGGTACGATGACCATCAAAGCAAAAAGATCAATAGATGTTGATACAGCAGCTTTAAGAGTTCAAAGTGAAAATGCTACTGTTTTTGTAAAGAGTGGAGATTTAAATGTATTTGTTGCAAATAAATGCCAATTTGAATATAATATATTTGTTGCTACAGCTTTCTCTGAAAGAACCTTTGGAGTAATTAGCAAAGAATTTCAATCCCTTAACATAAGATCACTATGAACGTATCTGTCTTAGAAGCCGATAAAATAGTTGTAGGAACAAATGATGTTTCTTTCACTGCACCCGATCAATCACCTACAGGAACTGCGGTGTTGAATGGCCCTGTTTATGTTGGAAAAACTGGTGCATCGCCAGGATATGAAGCAGTTTTAAATGTAACTTCAAATTCTGCACCTCAAGATTCATTGGATCAACAACCAGCTTGTAGTGCAAGTTTAGCAATAAAAGCTGATGGTAATCTAACCGTCGCTGGTGATGGTAAGACTGCTAATGCTCTACTTATATCTGGCGGTTCATCTGTTGATACTATTCATGTTGAAGGTGATATGTTCGTTAGTGGTGCAGTTGATTGTGGTAACAAAGGTAAACTTGCATCTAGATTTGCAACTGCTGATGCAAAACCAAAACCATTTGATTTAGAACATCCAACAAAAGGAAAGGGTCATCGTCTTCGTTATGCTTGTATTGAAGGCCCAGAAGTAGGAGTTTACTATCGTGGTAGATTAAAGGAGTCAAATGTAATTGAATTGCCTTACTATTGGAAAGATTTAGTTCATGAAGATAGTATCACTGTTCAGTTGCAACCAATTGGATCAAATCAAAATCTTGTAATTCAAGAATTTAATAATGAATTTATTGTCATTGCAGAGGATTCAACTAATATTG